GATGGCTGCGTGTTCAAATAGCGGATAACATGCCGAGTCTTATGACTGTGAAGGAAGCACCGCTACAAAGGAAAGTTGGCAACTAAACCTAACTTGCCAGTGGATAAATGAACTGGTTTTTTTATTTTAAAATGCAGAATAATATGAAAAAATTTACAGAAATTGAACAGTTTAGAAACGTCATTAGAGAAGTAAGGTCTCATTGTGATTATATGGGCAAGGATGAAAATGGTGATGCAAAATATAGCCATAGCACACCATATCCAGTATTTACGTTCAGAGGTACTGTAAAATTGCATGGTACTAACTCAGCAATTGTGTTATACAAACAATCTGATTTTGTTGATGGTGAGCAGTATCATTTTGAATTTCAATCCAGGGAGAATGTGCTGAGTCTTGAACAAGATAATGCCGGATTCATGAGAACTATGTTAACCAAAGATTATCGTAAACTCTTTAAGGGCATCGAATTCAATGAATCTTGTGCTATTTATGGAGAATGGTGTGGATGTTTTCCATATGGCACACCTATTTTATTATCTGATGACACATCGATGCCAATTGGAAAAATTGTTAACGGTAAATTAGATGTTGAAATACTTTCATATAATTTTGAAACAGGGAAATTGGAACCAAAAAAAATAAAAAATTGGTTTAAAAATGGTGAGACGGATAATTGGTTGAAACTTAATATTCAGAGAAGAAAAAGAGGCGGACGCTCAACAGGATTTATCGTTACACCCAATCATAAAATATTTATAAAAGAAAATAATTTAATTATTGAAAAATTTGCAAACGAAATTAAAATAAATGATAAGGTTTTGATTTCTGGTAAAGTACTAACGTTTAACGTTAAACAATTTTTAATGGGAAGTTTATTGGGAGATGCAAGTTTTGCAGAAAAAAGGAGTATACAAATATCACATTCTGACGATAATCAAAAGTTTTATAATGATTTTATTGTGGAAAATTTAAAGAATATATTCTCAATTCCACAAAATATAATTAGTGGATACGGTAGTAATATGAGAATTCATCACAGCAATGCATTTCCAGAAATTGAAGATTTATATGATGAACTGCATTTAAATAATAGTAAATCTAAACAAGTAACGGTTGATTATTTAAATAAGTTAAGCCCATTAGCGTTAGCTACTTGGTATATGGATGATGGGTCAATTGTGCTACACAATGGAAAAAGTAGGCAATATCGGTGTTCATTGCATTGTCAAGGATTTGGCACAGAGAATGTTAAGTTAATTGAAAAGTGGTTTAATTCTCGTGGATATTATTGTAATACGATAAATGAAAATATTGAAAGGGGAACAGAAATAAGATTTACTGTAGAAGGTGCTGCTTCATTTTTATATACAATAGCACCATATATTTTAAAAGAATTTAATTATAAACTCCCCAAAATACTTCAAAGTGTTGAAAAGATTACATGGTGGAGTCATTATTTAAACGATTATGATAATTCATTGGTTGAGGCAAATGTTGAAAGTATTGAAAATTATACACCATTAAAAAGGGAGCATAGAGTAAGATATGATATTGAAATTGAAGATAATCATAATTATTTTGCAAACAATACATTAGTACATAATTCGGGTATTCAGAAAAGTGTTGCTATTACACAATTACCTAAGATGTTTGTAATATTTGCAGTTAAGATTGATGATGTATATCAAGACATGAAAAACTTTACGCATCTTAAAATTGAAGAAGAGCAGATATATAACATTATGCAATTTTCTAAGTTTTCAATTGATATTGATTTTAATTCTCCTGAATTAATACAAAATAAATTAATTGAATTAACCAATGAAGTTGAAAAAGAATGTCCAGTTGCTAAGTATTTTGGAATTGAAGGTGTTGGTGAAGGTATTGTGTGGGAATATATTAATGGTGAAGAACGATATATTTTCAAGGTAAAAGGCGAAAAACATCAGAATTCCAAAGTTAAAACACTTACAACAGTTAATGTTGAAGAAGTTGAAAACTTAAAAGCATTTATTGAATATGCTGTTACCGAAAATCGGTTATTACAAGGTATTGATAAAATGAAAGAATTGGGACTACCTATTGAGCCTAAAACAACGGGTGAATATCTCCGATGGGTATATAATGATGTTGTGAAAGAAGAAAGTGATACTATGGTTACCAACGGCATCGACTCCAAAAAAATTGGAAGTGCTGTTTCTGCAAAAGCAAGAATGTTTTGGTTAAATTATATGAATTCTAATTTTAGTTAATATGGCAAAAATTCAGATTGAAGTCAAAAGTTGTAGTGATTGCCCACATCATATGGCAACTCCCTACCCAACTGCCGATAGTTTTGAAAGACCGGAATATTGGTGGTGTATGAATGCTGATGCTAAAGCACCAAACGAAGAAGCTGAAAAAGAAAGACTGTTTATTATGAAAGACAGTCATTTGGTTATGCTAAAGTATATTGCCGGGTATGTTGAATGGCACGATAAAACACCAATACCCAAATGGTGTCCATGTAAAATAAAGACGGATAATTCTGAATCAATAATAAAAAAAATTCGGAAAAGCAATCAAGTATTTCTTGATGATAAAGTCATTAAGAATAGGTTTGGAAAGGAAGAGAAGATACCCACTACTGCAGAAATTAGAGAAGCAGAAGTTGTATCATGGGATAAAAATACACAAACCCTATATTTAAAATCGAAATAACATGGGCAAGTATTCACGCAAGGACATGATTGAATTTGCAAATTTTGCAAAAAGCTATCAATCACCAAAGAAGGTTACTGCTGCATACAAGCGTTACTTAAAGGGCGATAGATTAGTTACACATAAAAAGAAAAAATAACTATTGATATTATAGACAGTAAGATGCTTTTCGAATATTTCTTAGTATTTATTTGAAAAGCATTTATTATGAAAAAAGCGATAATTAATGATTATGTTAATAATTATTTGGGAACGCAAGAATTGGCTGTTAAATATGGATTACATAGAGTAACGATTCAAAAATATTTAAAAAGTGAAAATATCGAACTCAGAAAAAGAACGTCAAGAATAAAAGTAAATAATTTTTATTTTTCAAAATACAATAAAGAAAATTGTTATTGGGCAGGTTTTATATTAGCTGATGGATATATTAGAACAAAGAATAGGTATACATTGGAAATTAAATTACAAAAACAAGATGTTAATCATTTATATAAATTCAAAAAAGCAATTGGATATGAAGGTAGAATAATTGAAAGAGAAGAATATTACAGTATTACTATATCTTCACCACAAATAATTAAAGATTTACAAAATAATTATAAAATATATACTAAAAAGTCATTAACATGTACTATTAGTAATAAAATACCAAAAAAATATCTTAAAGATTATATTCGTGGTTATTTTGATGGTGATGGGTGTATTACATATACAACTACTGATACAATAAGTTTTGTTGGTACTGAACAAACTATTGATTTTATAAGAAAATATTTTCATGAAAACGTAAAAATAATATTAAGAAGCAAAAAAATGCCAGATATAACATATAATGGAAAAATTTCTGCAATTTTTTATTCGGGCAAATCAGCATTTAAATGTTTAAATTATCTTTATAATAATTCAATTATATATTTAGATAGAAAATATATGAAGTATTGTTCTTTAATTGAAAAATATATATAATTTTGTGTAACATTTTCTGTTTTGTTTACGTATAACAGCAAAACAGATTGTTATGGATGCAATTAATAGTTTATTGACTTCTCTTATTGTTACCATAATATTCATATGTGTAATGTTTGGTATATTTTTATATAAACATGGAAAAGAAAGAAAAAAAGAAATACGTAAAACCGGAGATAACAAGGGTAGTGTTGGACAACACGATAAGTCTTGTGATGATGAGTCATCCAGAGCATCCACCGCACCCGCCTCATCCACCGCACCCTCCAAAACCTCACAGAGCGTTTGACAGTCCTTTTGATTCACCTTTTTAATTAATACTACAATGGGAGTAAATATTTGGAATAAACTAACAATTGGCATAAGCAGACCTGCAGTCAATCATAAAAGAAAACTGTGGTATGAATATGTGCCCGGAGTACTTGCCTTTCCTGCAGTTACATTCGGTAGAAAAAGAAAATTACTATTTGGAAAAACACAATACCTTATAATATATCGCTATGATATATTTGAAAAAACTCGTTGTGTTATTGAATGGATAGATGAATCACGATTAATTGAAAGATGCGATAAATAAACTTACGATAATGGGAGATAATAGCAATTACAGTGAAGTAGAAGTACTTGAACTACGCATGTACTTCTTTGTACCGTACAACATAAGTCCAATACAAAAAGCAATTCAAGCAGGGCATGCAGCTCTTGAATATGCCGACAAGTTTGCCGGGGATGAAGTATTCATTAAGTTCGTCAGAGAACATAAAACGTGGGTAATTCTCGATGGTGGAACAACCAATGAACGCAGAGACTTTGATGGTGTTGTAATGGGAAGTCTTAACCAAATAGCGGATTCCTTGCTTGAAAACGACATACCATTCTCATACTTCCAAGAACCGGACTTAAATGATGCATTGACAGCAGTTTGCTTTATTTGTGATGAACGGGTATTTAACAGAAAGGATTATCCGAACTTCATTGATTGGCTTTTGGATATTAAAATGTATCCCGATGCAAAAGAAGAAGCATTGAAAAACAATCCGGAATTATGGGTTAATCTCAAAATAAAACCAGTTGAAGTTGTTCAAGAAATGTTTCCGGATTATTATAAGGAATGGGTAAGATTCGTTGGTGGAGTGAAGAATGTTTTTTTACGTGAACTTATAAAAGATAAGAAGTTGGCATAAAATTATGAAATAATTATAAAAATTAGCATGAACCGCTTACAGAAATTTGGTGTGATATTATTTTTACTTATAATTTTATACATACTTGGACATATATTTATATTCGGATGAAGCACTGCAAGTTAACCATAATAGCAGCCGTCAGTGTTGATGGTGTTATCGGCATTGATAATGAAATTCCTTGGAGAATCCCAGAAGATTTTCAGCACTTCCGTAAGACTACAATGGGTCATATGCTTCTTGTTGGTTATAATACATTTAAAACTCTTCCACCCAAAGCATTTGAAGGCAGAGAATATATAGTATTAAACAACAGTGTTCCAATAACTGACCTTGGTTGCGATATTTATCAATTCCGGGATTTGGATATGATTTTACCTCAATTAAATAATATAAATTGTGATGTTCATGAAGTTTTTGTTGCGGGTGGAGCAATGATATATGACACATTATTAGATTATTGTGATGAATGTATCATTACTTGGGTAAATATAAATATACCAAATGGTAATAAAAGGTTTCCGATTGACAGATTATTTGCTAACTTTGTAGCTTATGAAGAAAATGGTTGGCATCTGAGTAAGACTAACTTTTTATATAAAATAACACACTATAGAAAGCAAGATATTCCATTGAATGAAAAATAACTTTAAAGACAATACATATGAGAAGTGGCAGTAAAGAGAACGGTAAAACCGAAAGTAAAACCAATAAAAACAATTGATATTGAAGTAGCGATAGCAAAATACTACGGAGTAAGAAAAAACATAATCGTACCGAATATCAGTTGGGGATTCCACTGGATGCACGAATGCGATATGTTTATAGTAACAAAAGCAGGAATTGCAACAGAGATAGAAATTAAAATAAGCAAGTCAGATTTACTTGCAGACTTTAAAAAAGGACACGACCATAAGGACAGAGCGGGAAGAATAACTTATTTTTACTATGCAATGCCGGAAACATTGTATGAAAAATGTAAAGATATTATACCGAAAGAAGCGGGAATATTAACATGTGAAAGAGGAAGTTGGGAAGGTGCAAGTGCATTAGATAGTGAATATCATTATTATGTATTTGAAACACGTGATAAAAAGGGAGTACTTATTTCATGCAGTAACGATGAAAAAATCAAGGGTGGATATGAAGTTGAATTATATGAAATACCTGAAATTCAATTTCGTAATTTAAAGCAACTAAAAAAACTTGTTAAGATTCTTAAAGCTGCAACTAAATGAAGGATGATTTCAAAGACCTTCGAGACAGATTCGATAGTCGTCCACGCAAAGCAATAATAAAGAGTATATCGAAAGAATTTAAGTTAGGCGATTTAGATACGCTTTTAAGAGGTAGTCAGAACGTCAAAACATTAACTGATAGGGATGACCAACTATTATTGCCAAGCGGTAAGTTAATCACTTTCAATGCCGAACAATACGAAGGCGTTAATAAAATTCGCAAATGGATGAAAAAGGAAAGTGATAATTTTTTTACATTGGCGGGTTATGCAGGTACTGGTAAAAGTACTTGTGTTAAGAAAATTCTCGATGAATATAATTGGGGTGTCGTAGTCAGTGCACCAACGCATAAAGCCAAAAAGGTCGTAATGAATCTCACTGGTGAGGAAGGACAAACCCTTCATGCACTTTGTGGATTACGTCCAGATGTAAATTTAGACGAATTCAACCCAAACTCACCTATTTTCAATCCAATTGCAATACCTAGAATCACAGACTATAATTTCGTTATTATTGACGAAGCATCTATGATTAATAAAGAACTCTTTGAACTTATTAAGAAACTCACAGAAGGTAGTCGAACCAAAATATTATTCATGGGCGACCCAGCGCAACTCCCGCCTGTAGGTGAAAAAGAATCGGTTGTATTCACACAAAATAATATTGAAATTCATTGGCTTACAAAGATTGAAAGACAGAATGATACCAATCCTCTTGCCTTTATATATGATGCTCTTAGAAACAATCTAAATAGGCTTGACGGTGGTTTTTTGAGAAAAAGTAATATGAACAATTTGGGCGAAGGTGTTATCTTTACTGTTAATAAAGCAGAATTTCGTCAGAGAATGATGGAGAAATTCAAAAGTGATGAGTATAAAAAAGATACGGATTTACTTAAACTCATTGCTTGGAAAAATAGCACTGTTATGGCTGCAAATAAAATCATCCGAACTGAACTACTTGGAATAGAAAAAAAAGATGTAATAGAAGTAGGTGATGTTTTAATGGCATATAGAAGTGTCAGTTCAGAGAACCAAAGATATAATATTATTGAAAACAGTGCAGATTACCGTGTAATGGAAAAGGGTAACTTAGAAGAGAACCATTATGAAATTAAGGGTTGGATGGTTAAACTTAGGGAAAATTTAACACACGGCAAATTTAAGTTTGTTGACGTTTTTGTTGTAGATTCTAATGACCACGCTAATTTACATCAGTATGCCGAAATGCATGACTTTTTCCGAGATATGGGAATGTCGAATAAAAAAATGTGGAATAAATACTATGAATTTCGTAGGCACAATATTATTATGGTGTCTATTGAAAAATTTCGTAACGGAACTCTTCGTAGTTCTTCTGATACTATAAAGAAAGACTTAGATTATGGCTACGCCATAACATGTCATAAAGCGCAAGGCTCTACATATCAATATGTTATGGTGATGGAGAATGATATTAATGAGAATTGGATATTAAAGGAAAGAAATCAGTTGAAATATACTGCACTGACAAGACCCGCAATTTCGGCAGTGGTGTTAACTACCAAATTAGATGTGTAATTTAATTGCATACCAACCAATATAATTACCCTTTTTTATTTTTCTATTGAAATTATGCGTTCTATTGAAACTTTTGTATGGTATATTTAAATTTTCTAAAGTTTTTCTAAAATCGCCACGAAATTTATGTATTAATTCGTTATTTTGATTATATATTTCATAACTACCAGCACGACTTTCATATGTTCTATTTCTTTTTGTTTTCTTAGTTTTCTCAATAATATCGTTACCATAAACAATACCCATACGTGATTTACTTATTTTTTCTTTTGTTTCTTCTGAACGTATAAAATGGTCACCGCCCCCGGTTAAATTCATGCCGTGCTCAGTATTAAAAGTACTATAATGCTTAATATAATATTTCTCCAATTCATTTAATTCCGGCTCTAAACATTCGCAGATTATTTCAAATGTATGAGCATTCCACCCATACTTTTTTAATGAATTATATAATCTTGGTTGGTCGAGGCATTTTATTGAAGCATATTCCCACTTTCTTCTTATGACATCATTAGATTGTCCGATATAAATTCCTCCACTTGGTGAAGTGATTTTATATATTCCAGTTATAATTTGTCTTTTCATTTCTTATTGATTTTCATATCAGCATTTATTAAGTCCAAGATATATTGGGTTACTGTGGTGAAATTCTTATCTGCAACTTCTCGTAGATATTCAATTTGTTCTTTGTGTATTCTTAATGAATACATTTTTTTTATTTCTTTATTTTTCATATTGACAATGTATTTACGATAAATACTTTGGTTTTACGGAAAAATATATTATTTTTGTTTTTAATTAAAATTACTAAGATAATGAATAATAAACAAGAACGAAAGTACATCATAATAATATCAATTGCACTTTTATTGATATTTGTATTATATATTTATACACAAAGTTAATTATGGAAAGAGTAACAGATAAATACGTATTCTTTTGGGGGTCGGAACTCTCCAATTGGTATGAATGTAGAGTACCATTCATAAAGTATAAAGGCATTACGTTTTTCAACAGTGAACAGGCGTTCATGTGGGAAAAAGCCGTATACTTTGGCGACATGGAAATTGCCAAGAAAATAGTTGAAACATCCAACCCAAAAGAAAACAAGAAATTGGGAAGACAAGTAAAGGGTTTTGACGTAGAGAAATGGTCACAGGTTAATTTTCAATTTATGGTTGATGTTAACTATGCCAAATACAGTCAGAGTCCAAGACTTAAGGCATTATTATTATCAACAGAAGACAAGATAATTGTCGAAGCCAGTCCGTATGATACTATTTGGGGAATTGGGTTGCATTGGGAAGACGATGACGTTCTTGACGAAAGTAAATGGAAAGGTCAGAACCTTTTAGGTAAAGCATTAATGATGGTGAGAAATGAGATACGAAAAAATCAGTAAATTATTTTTTCATTAAACGGCTCTTTTTTGTTTTTCAGTGCATTTCTACCCTTCATGCTATTCATAAATTTTATATATTTGTAACAATTTTAAATATTATTCGTATAACTATATTATGAAAAAAACTATTGAAATAATTAAATTCTTCTGGTTTCCAATATTATGTATAATATATTGTATCGCATACGGAATATTGGCAAGTAAGGGAATAATCAAATAATATATGAAGAAATTTAAGTATGGCATAATGGTCATTAATCCAAACGAACAAACTAATGACGATAACTATACAATTATTCATTTTGTCGGTTATTGGAAAAAGCCAACGGATGCAGATGCCGACCACATAAAAGAAGAACTTCGTAATGACCCACAATTTGGAATGGAAGATATTGTAGACGAACTACGTTTTTATCCTGCCACACCCGGCTGTATAGAATATTATAATAAGATGGGTGAAGCAGACGGTATTTTCGATAAAGAAACACCAACAGAAAATCAGAATTGATATGAAAGAAATACTTAATTTTATCATGGAGCAAAGATTGGAAGACGTTAATGGTCTGCCAAACTTAGTTCAACCATTAAAAGAGAAATTCAAAATAAGAAATAAAGAGGGACAGGAAGCCACTGAAGAACTGATTAATACGGTAATATATTGGGAAAAACATCCCGAAATATATGAGTCTCTTGAAACCTTTCTTGAAAAAAACT